CTACTACATTAAATCTACCAGACGTTGCTGTTATTGGTGATGGTAAAAGTATTAAACTTGTTGGAACAGATAAGAAAAACAAATCATCTAACGCATACTCTATTGATGTAGGCGAAACAGATAAGACGTTTACTGCTTACTTTAGAACAGAAAACTTTAAACAGATCGTTGATGATTATGATGTTGCGATTTCAAAAGCTAAGATTTCTCACTTTGTAAACAGAAACAAATCTGTACAATATTGGATAGCATTAGAACCTGACTCTGAATTTTAAGGGAGGTTTTAAATGTCTGATTTTCTATGGGTTGAGAAATACCGACCTAAAAAAATAAGTGATTGTATTCTTACAGAAGACTTAAAGAATACATTTACTCAATTTCTAAAACAAAAAGAAATACCAAATCTACTTTTATCAGGAAGCGCTGGAACAGGTAAGACTACTGTCGCTAGAGCTTTATGTGAAGAACTAGGTGCTGATTATATCATCATTAATGGTTCCGATGAAGGTAGACAAATTGATACAGTTAGAAGTAAAATCAAAAACTTTGCCTCTACTGTTTCTCTTACTGAAGACGCTAATCATAAAGTTGTTATAATAGACGAGGCTGATTATATGAATGCTGATAGTGTTCAACCAGCTCTCCGTAATTTTATAGAAACCTTTTATAAGAATTGTCGTTTTATCTTTACCTGTAATTACAAAAACAAAATCATACCAGCTCTACACTCCAGATGTACGGTAGTTGATTTTAAAATTGTAAATGGTCAAAGAGTTAAAACTGCTACTGCCTTTCTTAAAAGACTAGAGGGTGTGCTTAAAGATGAGAATATAGAGTTTGATAAGAAGGTATTAGCAGAGTTAATTCAAAAGTATTATCCAGATTTTAGAAGAACAATAAACGAACTACAAAGATATTCTGTAAGGGGTAAAATTGATAGTGGTATATTATTCAATCTAGGTGAGGCGAATACTAAAGAACTTGTTAGAACTCTTAAAGAGAAGCGTTTTAACGACATGAGAAAATGGGTTGTACAAAACCTAGACAAAGAGGCATCAGCGTTGTTTAAGACGCTCTATGAAACGCTATATACCTCTTTAGATGCGAAGTCGGTACCTCAAGCGATATTGATTATTGCTGGGTATCAATACAAATCAGCCTTTGTTGCTGACCAAGAGATCAATATGGTCGCTTGTTTAACAGAGATAATGGCAGGTTGTAAATTTAAATAAACTAAATAGAACAAACAAAGAACATTATGCCAGGTAAGTGGGACGGTAGAAGTAGATTATCAAATGACAAGTACAGGGAAAGTTGGGATAGAATATTCAAAACCAATCCTGTTGCCAAAGAAGTAAGAACTCCGAAGTTTAAACCTAGTGTAGTGAAAGCTAAAAAAGGTAAAGGGAGTTATACGAGAAATGGCAAGAAGAACATTATTCAGAACATTGATAGTGAAAGCTAGAATGTTTTGGGCTGATATACGAGGTCATCATGGTAAACGTTGGAATTACGAACCAGGTGATTGGTATATGGGTAGACACAATAAAAGAAAATAATTGAAAAGTATTATATTATGTATGAGTTACGAGATTATTTAAACGCAATCAATTTCACTAAAGAAAATTTATTAGACACAACAGATGAAACTTGGGAAAAGAAATATCCTCCTTTCGTTATAAACAAGTGTCTTTCCGTACATTACGACTGTATTGCTCAAGCCAATGAAATGAATGGCTATCACTTCCTAGATAAAAAAACACAATTCCATTTTTATATAAATAGTATTAGAAAAAAGAAACGATTTGGTGGCAAGTGGTTATCACAGGCCAAGTTGAAGAATTTAGAGTATGTAAAAGAGTATTATGGTTATAGCAATGAGAAGGCTAAAGACGCTCTTACTTTACTTACTGATAAACAAATTGAACTAATTAAGGTTAGCCTTTTAAAAGGTGGGAGAACAAAATAATGAATGAGGAAACAATCAACTGGACCGCTGACAGTATGTTAGAGGTTACCATCAAGCAACCAGATGACTTTTTAAAGATAAGAGAGACTTTAACTAGAATAGGTGTTGCAAGTAGAAAAGACAAGACACTATTTCAAAGTTGTCACATATTACACAAACAAGGTAAATATTTCATAACACATTTTAAAGAACTATTTGCGTTAGATGGTAAGAAAGCAACTTTAACACAAAACGATATTCAAAGAAGAAACACAATCTCTATCTTATTGCAAGATTGGAATTTAATTGACATAGTGGATAAAGTAAAGTCGGAAGACAAAGCACCATTATCGCAAATCAAAGTATTACCATTTAAAGAAAAAAAAGAATGGAACTTATCGGCAAAATATAATATAGGGAAAAAAGTGGAAGCCAAGGATAATACTGAGAATGCAAGTACCGAAGTTTAAACAGTTCATTACAGAAACAGATATAGGTCGTAAAGATAAACCTATAACAGTTGCTATGGTAACTGTTGCTGATTCAAAAGACCCAAAAGAAAACACTACTGCTGATCTTATACAAAAGGCGTGTAAGAAAAAAGGTATTAAGTGTGTTATTGTAAATACCAAATCAACTATCATCACAGCTAAAGACGAAGACAAAGGAACACTTACTGTTTACAACTATGATGGTAAACAAGGTGAACATACTTTTGTAGGTAGAGATACAGTTTGTATAACTAGAGGTGGCGCACTTGAAGACGAAGCAGGTCTTTCATTAATATCATCATTTCAAAACTCACAAGCATTTATGATGAACACAAGAGCATCAATGTTGACTTGTGATAATAAACTAACATCAGCTTTACTATTTGAAAAATTTGGATTACCAACTCCAAAAACAGCATTCATTTCAAATGAAAACAATATTAAAAGTGGTGTTGATATGATAGGAGGGAAATTCCCAATCATATTAAAAACACTAACAGGAACACAAGGCGTAGGAGTAATCAAAATAGAAAGTTACGAAGGCCTTGTGGCGACTGTACAAGCAATGTGGAAACTAAACGCAGAACTTCTAATACAAGAATATATGCCTAGTGATTTTGATGTAAGAACATTTATAGTAGATAACAAAATATTTGCTAGTACAAAAAGAAGCCATAGTAGTTATGACTTTAGATCAAATACACATAGAGGCGCAGAGGCAGAACCTTATAAATTAAGTGATGAAGAAAGAGAACTTGTATTAAAGGCAGCTAGAGTCTCCAGAGCATATATGTGTGGTGTAGATCATATTATATTTAAAAACAAACCATATCTATTAGAAGTAAATGGTAGTCCTGGATCAGGCGCTGATTACGAAGGTTATCAACATAGAGATTATTATGCTGACGCTGAGCCAGCTGGTAGAATAGATGGTGAACAGATGATGGCCAATGTAGTAGATTATATTTCTGATAGAGCTCATTGGGACAGACAATCACTTATAGAAACTGGTTGGTTAGAAACAGTTGAGTTAGATGAAGTAGGTAAAGTCAGAGTAAAATTTGATACAGGTAACGGTTCTCAGGCTTGTGCTTTACACGCAGACAAAATTTTAGAAGACGGTAAGATTGTTAAATGGACCTATGATGGCAAAACATTTAGTAAACCTAGACATGGTACAAGTAAAGTGTTTAGATCAAATGCAACAGATGAACCATCAGAAACAAGACCAACTATATTAATGGACTTAACATTTAATGGTTTTACATATAAAGATGTAGAGATTGGTTTAGACCAAAGACCTAGATCAGGTTCCGACTTACTTGTAAATAGAGATTTAATGCGATTAATGAATATTAGTGTCAACCCTAATAGAACATTTGTATTGAGTAAACGTTTAAAACCTATTGATAAAAAAGGTAAAGATAAAAGAGTTGGTTTTGAACCCGGTAAAGAAGACAATGACGAAAAATAAGAGTTGACAAACAAGTAAACTTATGATATAATGAAACACAAATAGGAGATATTATGCAAGACGTGAAGATATTAAGAATGACTACCGGCGAAGATGTAATCGCTAAGGTAGGTGAGAATGACCAAGGCGTTAGTTTAAAACAGCCTTTCGTAATCATACCTCAACAATCAGCCCCAGGAAAACCTATACAACTTATGATGAGTTTGTATAATGCTTTTGGTAAGAGTGATACAATCACAGTTGATAAAGACAAAATTGTTTTTATGACAGAACCCAAAGATGATTTATTAAAATCATATCAATCAAATACAAGTACAATCATTTCAGCGAATACGCCTGGTTTGATTACAGAAAACTCAGTACCTAAGTTATAATGATAACTGTTAATTTTGTTAGAGGAGAGGAAATTATTCCTGTCCAGGTTGACGAAGGTATGACATTGATGGAGGCGGCTAGAGATTACTCTACTAATCCTATTGATGAGATACCAGCAGATTGTTCAGGTTGTTGTGCTTGTGCTACTTGCCATGTACTAGTAGATAGAAACTGGACACATATAGTAGGTCAACCTAATCAAGGTTCAGTAGAAACAGATTTGATTGAATATGAAAAAGGCTATGATCGTATGCAAAGTAGATTAGCATGTCAAATACAATTAGAAAAAAAACACGATGGTTTGGTTGCACACCTGTTGGACAATCATAAACTATAAGTACATTGGGGGATTAGCTCAGCTGGGAGAGCGCCTGATTTGCATTCAGGAGGTCGCAGGTTCGATTCCTGTATCCTCCACCAAATTAAATTATGATAAAAATTGAATTGATAGATATAATGGGAAATGACTTATCGGTAGTAAATGCTGCTAGAGTAAGTTATTCAAAGACTAAAAAATCATTTGATATATCTGATGAAAAACTTATTAAGTATCTCGCAGAACATAATCATTGGTCACCTTTCGCACACGCAAGTTTACAATTTAGAATTAAAGCACCAATTTTTGTTGCAAGACAATTAGTAAAACATCAAATTGGATTGACTTGGAATGAAGTCAGCAGACGTTATGTGGACTTTCCACCTGAACTATATAAACCAGATTCATGGAGAGGTAGACCAAAGAACTCTAAACAAGGCAGTGATGGTGAGATAGAACTAGATCAAACAATTAATCATAATATGGAAACAACCATGGAAAGTTGTCTTATACTTTACAATACATTATTACAAAAAGGTGTAGCGCCAGAACAAGCACGTATGGTATTACCTCAATCAATGATGACTGAATGGTATTGGTCAGGAACATTATACGCATTTTCTAGGGTATGTAATTTAAGATGTAAACTAGATACACAAAAAGAAACTAGAGATGTTGCAGATGAGATGTACAAAATCTGTGACGAGAAGTTTCCATACAGTTGGAAATACTTAACAAAATAAATTATGAATTTTTATAAAAACGTTATTGAACATAGAGGTAAGTTACTTGTTCGTGGTATCCACGAGGGTAAAGAATACAAAGAAAGAATGGATTTTAGTCCAACTCTATATGCTATCTCACAAGAAGATTCAAAGTTTAAAACGTTACAAGGTCAAACACTAAAACCAATACAGTTTCCTAGTATATCAAAAGCAAGAGAATTTAAAAGAAGTTACAATACGGGTAACTCACCATTGTATGGAATGGATCGGTATCAATATCAATACATCGCAAACGAGTATCCTGACGATATGGTATTTGACAAAGACCAAATAAAAATATTTACACTTGACATAGAGTGTACTGCCGAGAATGGTTTTCCTGATATAGAAAATCCAACAGAAGAACTATTAGCAATCACAGTTAAAAATCAATCTAATAAACAAATTATAACTTGGGGTACAGGTGAATTTAAAACAAATAGATCAGATGTAACTTATATAAGATGTAAGAATGAGAAGTCTTTGATTATGGAGTTTATGAAGTTTTGGATTAAGAACTATCCTGATGTTATCACAGGTTGGAATACAAAATTTTTTGATATACCTTATCTATTCAATCGTATTAGAAACCTAGTAGATGAAAAAGTATTAAAAAGATTTTCGCCTTGGAATTTAGTTGAAAGAGAAACTATTGTAGTAAGAGGTAGACCACAAACTCATTATAATATCTTTGGTATTTCTATGTTAGATTACTTGGATTTATATCAAAAATTTATACCAACAAAACAAGAAAGTTATAAACTTGATTACATTGGTAAAGTAGAACTTGGTTTCCAAAAAGATGAAAACCCTTACGATACATTTAGAGATTGGTATACTAAAGATTATCAATCATTTATTGATTATAATATTAAAGATGTTGAGATTGTTGACCAACTAGAAGACAAATTAAAACTAATTGAACTAGTCTTAACTATGGCGTATGAAGCTAAAGTAAATTATACAGATGTATTTTCACAAGTAAGAATGTGGGATATGTTAATTTACAATTACTTGAAAAAAGATAATGTTATGATTCCACCAAAAGAAGATAATATTAAGGAAGACAAGTATGATGGCGCTTATGTAAAAGACCCAATCACAGGTATGCATAACTGGATTGTTTCGTTTGATATAAATTCACTATACCCACATCTAATTATGCAGTATAATATCTCACCAGAAAAAATCATTGGTGTAAAATCATCAGGCATTTCAGTTGATAAATTGTTAAATCATGCGACACCGTTGACACATTTAAAAACTGAAGGTGCTTGTATTACACCAAATGGTGCTATGTTTAAAACAGATAGTCCAGGGTTTCTACCTAGACTTATGGAAAGTATGTACAATGATC